TTGTACAACAGTAAATGTGGGATAGTTGTTTTTGTTAACAAGGGTCGCAAAAGTGCTTTGACCATCAGTTTGAGCAACACCAGCGTTAGTTGCATAAGGAGAAATATCAAATTCAACCTCTGCAGGATTGGTATTTCTGTATGCAGTTACTTTAAAGAAGTTGTAAGAATAATCTTGGGAGTTGAATCCTGTACCTGTGGTAGATGCTAAAGAAATGTTTTCGGCATATACAAAGTCATTTACAGCAAATGGTGCCGTAGCAGTTGTAAAACCAAGAGTGGGAGTTGCCAGAACACAAGTCACGACACCAGCAGGTGATGAGAAAACACTATTAACACCAACACCGTTACTGTTGTTTACAGAGAATACTTTAGATTCCGTATCAGAAAGACCCTTAGGAACATCAAGTATTTCAATCTTATTAATAGATGAACCCTGCATCTTAGCAATAAGAGTTCCATTGTCATAAGCAGATCCTGTGTCGGGGTTCACAAGAACAAGATCTGGAGGAGACGTGAATCCAGAACCACCAGATGTTATTGTTATGCCAGAAATAGTATTTCTATTAACAACCGTAATATTTGGTGAGATGTAAACTTCTGGACTGAGCGTTCTATCTGCAGAAAAATCAAATCCTGCATCTTGTATGGTGACTTGATTAATTCTACCAAGAGTCGTGGAAGTAGGAATTACATCAGCATTGATGCCTGCTGTAGACGCAATACTTACAAACTTAGGTAGTCTCTTATAACTTGCTCCACCAAAAGTGATTTCCAATTTATCAACACCACCAAGAGCTCTTGGTGAAGAAGTAGAATATTTAAGAACACTTGTGGATGATTGATTATAGTCAAGATCTTCTGGAACACTCTTGAGGGAAACAGTAAATACAGTTTCACCAACTCCGGTAACACTATAAGTTCCAGAATAAGTGCTATCAATAAAATTAATTTCAGAATAGTTTGTTACCTCAGTATCAGCAGTACTAATGTATCCTGCCTTATCTAATTGATAGTAAACTTTAGATGGAAGGTTCTTATTAAAGTTAAGAGTGACTGTGGATGCAGTAACAGTATTGGCAATACCAACAGTTCCTACGCCTACTGTGCTGAAGGTTGTAGAAGATCCAATAGAAACTAATTCATTCTTGAAATCGCGATCGTAGTAAAGTCTAAAGTTATAACCACTCAACGAGGAATCATTTACATTGAATACTAAGTTGTTATCTCTAACAACATTCAATCTTGGGTTGATCGGAGACAATTCTTGACTGGAACCACCAGTAGATCCAAAACTAACCACGGTTGGTGGGTTAGAAACTGCATCAAACCTTGTGTTTGCAAGATTGATGGTATTGTCATCAATTCTGTAAACAAAATAAGATCCAGTAGAAAGACCGGATATAATAAGATCGGAATCATAAAATACCTTATCACCTGTTTTGAGACCGTGCTCAGTGAGTGTCAATCTGTTTGTAGAGGTGTTTACCGCAGTTGAAGTGAACCCGATTGGATTGACAAGTAACTTATCATTTGCAGAGTTATACTTAAGGTATACGGAAACTGATGTACCAATACCAACTGATTGCTCAGAATTAACGCTTAGATTTACAGTGTCGCCGTTGTTCAGACCATGTGCTGTAGAAACAGCAACTTTTGCTCTAATTTTTTCTACTTTAGCAGTTACTTGAGTTTTATTTGAAGTTAAAGAATATCTGTAATCTCTACTGTCAGCATTGGACGTTATGTTTCTGAAGAACAAACCTTCAGTATTGGTGGTAAGACCAACTTGAGTACAAAGACCAATTACATCATTAGTCTTTTTAACTACAAATAAGGTTTCAGTATTTCCACTTTGTGGAATACTATAAGTTGCACTAGTGTTAGTATTAGAAACAGTAAATCCTTGTGAACCAGCAAATCTTTCAAATGTAACTTGCTCACCTGTCTTGAAGGGATGGTTGGGTAAATAAATTCCCTGAGTTGGTACTGAAATTGAATATTGGCGACTTCCAGTAAAATATCCCTTGGATGATGAAGATCCAACAGTAGTTCCAATACCTACAGATTGAATACTATTAAAGAATACCTTGTCATTTACGGCAGAATCAAAGTAGGAAACATTTACAGGCAAAGTGAATTTGCTTGGAGATACAAATACATCAGTATTTGCCGTGTGTGCGGCACCTACAATCCCCCTCAAGACCCTAACTACTTTCTTGTCTGGATATGTTCCTAAAACGGATAAAGTCTCTGTGCCGATGCCTAGAGTGCTTCCTACAGAGATAGAATCAACAACTCTGTTGACAAATATATCCGTAACAAAACCAACTGTGGAGTTGGCAGCGACTTGAACAGAAAGGCGAGTTCTTTCTGACGAAACTCCAATTTTATGAGATTTCGTAAGACCAGAAATGAATGTAGATAATCCAGAAACTGCAATTTGATCATTGTCAAAGTATCCATGAGATGGATCTACATTGACAGATACTGCACCACTCTTTTCCCATACAAGAACTGCATTTTGATGACTCTGAATCGTGGTTGTTACATCTACAATAGATTTACCAGAGACTCTACCAACATATGCAGAAAGTCCACCACCATTAGTTCCATCATTATCAAATGTTACAGTTTCTCCAACTCTATAATCTGTACCAGAATTGTTAATCTTGAATCCATCTACAGACCCTCTAGTGATGGAATCAATTACAGCACTTTGAACTAGAATTTCATTTGGTTCGGAAACAAAATCATTATTAGCAAATTTATCACCTGCAACATAAGGAAGAGTATTTCTTCGTAAGTCCGAAGAATTGAAATCAAACGTTTGATTAATATTCTGAGTTACTGGAACGGAAGAATAACTTTCACCAATAAAGAATGGGAACTTACTATTTTTACCATCACTGGTTATTGTTGCATGATAAGCGTAAACTCCATTAGGATATTCTGGAGTTTTGGCATATCTTCCATTATGCTCATCAAGATCACCAGAATCTGTAAATTTATAATCCTCTACAAAGAATCCAGCAGCAAATCCAGATGGTCTGTCAGGAACTTCTGTAGTTGCCAATTCGTAACTACTTGTTAGAATTTTGATGCCTGAATTTATATCTGATGGATCGCTATAAGCGTAACCACCATATATGGGGTTTCCATCATATGCCCAACCAATAATTGGGGAGTGTGCACCACCTGCATCACCAAAAGTATCTGCTCCAATAGCAGTAGAGTATCCTACCAATCCATATCCAAGTTTTTCTTCAGTTTCAACTAAAATTTCATCACCAAATCTGGTGTGATTGTTGCAGACTAAATCTCTGACTTCAACATCAACAACACCGTTAGAACCAGCAGAAGTTACGATTACTGAAGTAGTATTTTGAGTGTAACCTACACCACCAGAAAGAACTACAACATTGGTAATTTTTCCGCTACTAACAATCGCTCTAAGTTTTGCTCCAACACCCTCACCCTCAACTTTGAGATCTGGTGCAGATGAATATTCACTACCAGAATTAGTGACTTGTACAGAAACAACTTTTCCACCAGAGATTAGTGGTTTTAACTCCGCATCCTTACCATTTTTAATCTTGATGTCTGGTTTTTTGTGGAAGTTCAGGATTGTTGATCCATAACCCGTTCCAGTCTCATAAAGGTAAAGATCAACAATCTCACCTCTTACCGATGGAGTTGCTGTAATAACTCCAGATACACCATCAAACTCTGCATTAACTGTAATTGTTACTGGAGGATAGGCGAAGTTTTGAATTCCAGTTCCTACACCAGTAATATTAACATGCTGTCTCTTAGTGTAGTCAGTTGTATTTGTTCCACCAACTCCAGCGTTTGCAAGTCTGAAAGAGTGATCGTCAATCTTCAATACTTGATATTGAACGTTGGTGTTTAATCCAGTTACGGCAGTATTGTCTGTTGTGTAGAGAATTTTATCTCCATCTGAGAATCCATGATTATTAAAAGTGATTGAATCACTAACAGAGGAAATATTTTCAGACTTGACCTTTAGTTGTCTGTTCTCGTATCCACTTCCGGGGTTAGTAACTTTAATTGAACTAATATTTTTCTTACCATCAAATAATCTAAATTTATGAATGCCTTGAGAAAACGTAGTGAATCCTACTGTGCTAATACCACTTGAGTAATTCTCAAAGGTTTCATACAACTTAATTGTTGTTGTGTTGACAACTTGAGCAAAGTATACAGACCCACTCGCCAATGCTTTGTCTTGGTGAGTGTTTGAACCACCAAAAGTTCCAATTCCAATCGCATTATTACCATTTCTACTATAGACAATAGCATCACCACTTCTCAGATTGTGTGGTTTATCAAAAGTAATAGTATCATCACTATTATTGACACTACCTCCACCAGAAGTTGAACGAGCATCAAACTCAATCTCACGATACCTGGTTTCTAAAATTGGTTGCAGAACTGCACCGGATCCATTACCACCATCAATAGTGATAGAAGTAACATCTACCAAATCAAAATCTTGTGGGTCAATTTGTACTTCAGTTACACTACCACGAACTACAGGTCTTACAAGAGCAGTGGTATAGGCAGCTCCAGGAGAACCGATTTCAATGGTTGGTGGATTGATTACATCGTAATTTTTACCACTATTGTAAAGTCTTACATTTTTAATTGGACCAAAGTAAATCTTATCATTTGACTTATAGTTTACAACTTCAGTGCCATTAACTAACATTCCTGTGGATCCAGGAATAGTTGGTGTTCCTTTACCGTCCTTGATATTTCTAACGATTGGGAATTTTTTCAATAATTGTTGAGGATAAATTGCCTCACTCTTTTGACTTGCAAGAACAAATTTATGTGTACCTGCCCCAGCAGACGTAAACTCTAAAGAAGATCCTCCCTCAATTAAAGACCTAGAAGCAAAGAGTTTAATTTGATTGGATGCTGACAGCACCTTAACGAAGTAAACGCCCTCAGAGAGTCCTACAAGCGTGTCTGAGGATGCTTTATAGAAAACTTCATCACCAGTTACGAAGGGAACTGGTGATGCAAAAGAGATAATGCTGTATTTTTGTGTTGACGCACTAAATCCTTGAAGAGCACTGCCAGCAGCAGACGCAAGAGTTGCACTCAGAGCAGTTTCACTAATGTCATATGAAGGTAAAGAGTTTGAAGCAACGTATGCATGAGTATCATCCGTATATACATTCTGAACATCAGTCGTGACGGTGTTATCGCCATAGAACAATGGAGTACCGCTACTGGTAGCGGTTTCAACTTTTCTCCTAATTGTGTAGATTGTTGTGGAATTAGCAGTAAATCCTACAAGGTTGTCAAGTGTGATTTGCTTGTTTACAGCACTAACTGTAGCGACTACAGCGTTCGCATGGAGAACAGTTTCCGTGGATCCACTTAGAATATCTACAGTATCTCCGACTTTGAGACTAGATTCATCAATGTCACTTTTCAATTGAACTGTGGCACCATTGATACTCTCTACATCAAATCTACAACTTGTGTTGTAAATCCAACTATTAGCAAATATTTGCTTATCAGTTTTATTGAGTTCTGGATTTTTGATTCTTTCACCAATATTTTTAACGAATATCTTTTGTCCTTCGTTAGACAATAAGATATCATTCGTCGCTTTAAACTTAGAAAGAACACCACCAATACGAACTTCTACTTTCTTGGAAATATCACCATCTTCATAACCAATGTAGACTTCATCAGTTCTAAGTTCGGTTGATGGGGGAATTGCAGTGCCAATTCCACTACATCCAAGAAACTGGTTTACGGTTTTATCTGTATATTCAATTGTGTTTCTTCCGGAAATAATCTTTCCAGTTTGAGCAAACCCGACTGTAGAATCAACAGTTACTACAGAAGCACCAACACTGACTGTGTTTGCTACTCTAGTAGCAGGTTGTACTTTAAATGTCCCCTCAATAAGATCTCTATCATCAAAACCTACAAACAATCCAAGTTTATAGTATGTACTGATTCCAGAACGTGTGAAAATTTCTACTTCTGATACTGAAGCTTGAGTTGCACTATCAGTGGATTTTCTGATTGTTTGCCCAACTAACTTGTTTGGATCACCAGAAACTCTTTCAACAACAACCTCTTCTCTTCTTCTAAACTTTGCTGTTGATGGTTTTACCAGATAATCTTCTAAATCAATTACCTTTGGATCAACACCATAAAGAACTTTAAAGAGAATCTTGAAAGAATCCTCTGTTCCTTTTGATTCGTATAAACTTCTTATCTCCTTGACAAAGTTATTAACATCTAAATCATCTACAAAATCAACATCTTCAAGACCAGGAGCAAAAGAATACTTTAACTTTCTATAAAACTCCTTAAGAAATAAAGCACTGAGGTTCTGCACCGTAGACCCATTGGCGTGAACCTGCTCAGAGGTGTCACTGAATACCAATTCTTCTGGATCAAGAGAAGAACGATAAGAAGAAATACCACTAAAACCTCTAATACATCCTGTAAAAGAGGTTGCAGTTTTTCCAGTATATGTTATAATTTCATCACCGATCTTAAACAGACCATACTCATCAGGAAATCCTTTCGTTGTAGAAACCTGAACTGTATCGGCAGTAGAGGAAATTCCAGCAGTCAAACTGGTGTATCCAGTGACAACCTCTGGTGTAAGGTTGTCAAATTTGAGATACTGGTCTAAGTTCTCAACAATATCAGTAGCACCGCCCTGATGTTCTTGAGAAATATAATATTGCTTCAGAAAGTCAATAGATTTTGGACTTTCGGATCTAAGAAATTCGGGTAACTGACTTTCAATTACTTGCTGAACTTTTACCCTTCTTTCAAAGCCTGTTTGTATCATTCTTATCCTCTCTTAAGTTCTCCGTTTAGATAACTTGAAGTAACTTTATAACCGACGCCAGAGATCTGTTCGCCAGATGTAATAGTATCTTTAATCATATTTATCTCACTATCAGCAACCGAGAAAGATAGATAAAGGTCTTTCAAACCTATAACATCGTTTGAATCGGGGACTGCTTGAATTTCTACAATGTTATTTTCTTTGACTGTAGAGGAGAATGTGATCGTGTTTAGTAATATTTCACCTTTTACATAATCAACTGTTCCTGCTGACTTAATAACAACCTCATATTCACCTTCATCATTCCTTTCTTTAACTACAGAAATAACTCCTTTACCATTTTCTCCTGGAGTATCAGTAAAATAGAATGTTCCACTTCTTCCAGAGAGTCCAAATCCCGTACTCTTGATGTTGAACCCATTTTTATCCATACGGAACTTATTTCCGTAGCAAAGTTCATACTGTGCAGAAGTATTGATCAATGTTTTCAGATTTCTTCTAATTCTAACTCTTGTGATGTTAGAAGTAATAGCACTATCAGTGCTATCAATAGTTTGGCACAATTTACTGTATTTAAATCGCCCACCAAACTGATTGATGTTTGCTGTGGCAAAAGTATTCAGTGTTGATGAAACTTTTGACTTTAGATCATTGACATTTGATACTTTTGCATTATTGTAGTAGACTGCAGAGTCAATTTCAACAAAAAGGACCTTAAGATCAACAATTTTTTGGTTTATACCCGATAAAGAGTAATTTTTGAGTTTTGTAGCGATGGATTCTTTGTCAAAATCCGAAACAAAGTCACCATTTTTGGGTTTGATGCTAATAATTACGTTTCCAAACTCGGGTGGGTCCAATTCTTCGCCACCAACAACCGAAACGGACTCAGTATTTGGGTAAATTGACTGAATTATCGCCTCATAGTCGCGAGCAGTGACTGCACGGTACTGTGAGGAGTAAATTCTTGGTGCAAAATACTTAATTGAGTCAATACTTTCAATTTCTCCACCATTTTGTGCCTTTGAAGTGGTTGAAATCGTGACATCACTACTTGGAACAATCACATTTCCAAGATTATCAGTAACTCTTCCAGAATATGCGAAATTTTTCGCTCCATTTCCATCAATACCGTCTGTAGTGATGTAAGAAACGGTAATTATCGCTCCATTTTCTAATTTTTTGCCAAAATATCCGTCACCGAAGAGAAGTTCATACCTTTCATCTTGAACTTCTTGTAAAAGATATATTTCAGAGTTCTTATTCAGGTTTAAAATGTTCTGGGCAAGTTCATATTCTCTTCCTTCACCAGAATCAGATGCTCCCTTGACTTTTACAACGATTGTTGAGGTATCAATGAAGGGATTTTGTAAAATAAAGCGTTGATCTAACGATCCATCAACGACAAATTGTTTTTTTAAGTAAGTTCCTTGGCAAACATCAAGATCATTGAACTTAGCAGTTCCAGAATTGATTGTAGTGGTCACATCTTCTGGAACAGAGAAGACAAATTGACTCTCATTAACGCTTCCTACGCACACCAGACCCGCCTCTAAGGTCATTGTAGGTGATGTGCTTGTGGTTTGTACCGTCAGATTAACACGCGCCTTAGCGGCGCTTCTGGAGCGAGGTACATAACCAATATTTCTTGCCAAAGAAACAACATTTTCTCTCAAAGTTGCCGAATCCAAGAAGGATTCGTTCACAATCATGTTTGAGTTATAGGCAGTAATGTAAGTATTATACGCTAACGTGTCAATTAAGACAGAAAAATTAGATCCCTCAAAATCAAAGTCCGTAAACGTAGAGTTTGCACGGAGATAGTCTTTGATTTGGGACCTAATTTGGTCAAAATCTAGATTTGTAAATTTAGTAAAAGGCATATTACCTTGTTGCCTCTAGCAAAAATGAAAATTCTTGAGTAGGAAAGTCCTGACCAACAATATCATAAAAGATAGTAACATTAAATGTGTTATTATCTGGTTGAGGATCTACATCAACCTGCACATTTGCAACTCTAGGTTCAAAATTATCAATTGTGGTGATGATTTGCTCTTCAATTACACCTGCAGTGGCAAAATCAACGAAATCAAAAAGACTTGCCCGTACATCAGACCCCAAAATTGGTTGAAAAAACCTTTCTGTAGGGATCGTCTGCACTAAATTTTGAACTGAACGTGTGATTGCTCTTGCGTTCTTCAAAATTGGCAAGTCTTTTGTCACAGGATGTGGGTCAAAAGACAGACTTATGTCTCTAAATGCTCTTGATTCCCGTGAAATTGCCATTGATCAGTAGTTTTCTTGACTTTATTTATGGCAGCAGGGTCACCATAAACTTCTTGGATCACTCTTTCCTCTGGATCTTCGGTTTTATGTGGTTTGGACCAGTATTCGTGCATGTAATTATTAGGCATTGACCAGTAATCCGTAATTAAGTTTGTTGTTCCCCACATTTTGTACATGTGGTTTTTGTCCCTATCAACGGGTGAATTGCCCATTTAGTCCTCTTTGGGTGATTCGGTGTATTTATTTTCGCGTTCGTCTGCCGTTTTCCAGAAGTATTCATCTTCACGACCCATACCGAGACGCTTGTAACCATTTTCAACTTGATAATACTGAGTGGAAACCTTAAAATCAGGCATTTTAGGTTCTACAGGTGTCAGACTATTATCAAAAATACGTAATCTATTGTTTGGATAGAGTGCATACTGTCCGTTTTCAAGTTCAATTAGGTTATGAGACTTGTGTTCGGCAGGATTTTCACTCGTCGCCCAGTCTACGTAGTCCGGATCATGATGATAGTTGTCAATCGTACAGACATAAGTTCCCTTTACAATACCATGATCACGGGTATAACACTCATAATCCATTGAACCAATGAACTTCTTGTCTACACTAACGACACCATAGTCCATACAATTCCAAAACTGTAGGTTAGGAAGGTCCATATCAGGTGTAGGGGTCTCTGGATCCGAGACAAACGCACTAATCGGCAACTTATCATACATTGCCGCGTATTCTGGTAAGTAAGTTTCAAAATAAAAAGCGCGTCCAGGTATGGATTTAACCGATACCCAAACGCCCTTTACAAACTCACCATGTCCAGATTGATGATCCGTCAAATATTCTTTACGGACCCATACTTCCTGAGAAGGAAGATTAGCAATCAAGCAAGCCATGTAGTCTTTACAAATCTAAACTATGTATTATCGTCCTTGACCACGATATGCTTTAGGTTTTCCATTACGAGAAGTAGCGGCGTACTTCGTGTTTTTTCCCGATCCTTGACGAGACTTCTTCGGTTTTCCGGGCATAAACCCGTCTTTGACGACACCGACTTTAGAACGCATTGCCATTAAGAATAATCTCCAAAAACTTTAGTTTCAATGTCCGAGGGACGCGGACGACCTGTCTGATAGTATTCTATCGCCAGGTCATCCATAATATCAAAATACTCTTCCTCTGTCAAGCTCTTGAACTTAGTCTCTCCCTTGATGAGGATTGTATACTTGTCAGCCATAATCAGATAATACGAGACTTCTCGTGACCAACTCTGATGTTAGGATCACACCAAATCTCATATCCTGCTTCAATAGCATCCAGACAGAATGACACATCTTCTCCACACATGTCCTGAACTTCACCACTCTCAAAGACTTGCATCTTCGGAGCGAACCATGGATACTTGATCTTTTCGTTCTCGAAAACACCATGTTTGATGAGCAACCATCCAAAACCTGCATAATCAACTGTGAATGGTTTCTTACGCTTACTGATGGTCTCCAAGGTTTCGTGATTCATCACTCCACCATTACTACGGAAATCATCCTCATCCATCCAATGTGCTACAGAGGTTGTCTGTCCGTCCTCAGTACAATACCAACCAGATGCAATGTCCTTGTCCATCAGAACCAACTGAAGAAACTTCTCTGTGTTAAAGACAATATCACTGTCAATCCATAGTTGCCAGTCATACTTTAGTTTTCCATCCCAGGGAATCTGATCAGGTCCACGCAGTACGTTTGCTCCAAGACACTTGCAACGTGCAAAGTTTACCATGGAACTGTAGTCTTGAGAGATCTGAATACTACCTCCCATTTGTACAATGTCAAAACAAAGTTGTACAAAGTTCTTCAAATATGTGTATGATACTCCTCGTCCAGGAAGACAGAATACTACTGACTTACCACGTACCATCTCCCTTGCTTTGTCGTAATCATACTTGGGAGCAGATCCTTTCTCACCCTTAGCGGGCGATTTTGCTTTTACTGTAAATCCTTTTGCCATAATTTGGTCAACTTGAAATGTGAATGCATTCAATGGTAATTATACTATGAGAACTATCGTATGTCCACCTTATAGTTCGGTTATCAGTATTGAATCTCCATCAACCTCCATGTTTATCTCTGTGCCCTCATACCACCCAAACTCAGATATAATCCACTCAGGAACCTTGATGACATACTCCCCAGTTACTGTATCGACTTCTACAGACGAAAAATTTTCTCCGCGATTTTTTTTCATACAAGGTATTTCAGTTTTCATTTTTGTTTTATATAGAAAAACTTTGAGTTATATAAAGACCTCGCGAAAGCAAGACTTTATAGCTTAGAGGGACCCATGCCTTTTTAAACCGCCGGGGGGCGGCGGCGCGGCGGGGCACTGTGCCACCGCCACGACTGGCACAGGGGATCAGTGTCCCCACAGCATCCGTGCTAGGCGTTCCCGCTTCCGCAGTGGCATCACCCGCTTGTAAGTGATGAACGGGCGCTTGCCCATCTTGTACTCATAGCGGCGGATGAGTCCCTCCGCTGCCATACGCTTCAGAAGCAGCGTTGCGGTTGTGCGTGCCTCCTTAGGCATCCCCAGCGCCTTATTGACCTCGCAGACCCGGAGACCGTGGCGGTCCTTGTCAGCGTCCATAGGAAGGACTGAAAGCACCGCCCAAGCGTAGGTTGCGCCGAAGGACTTGCGGTTGGTGATGGAAGTGAACATGTCAGGTGTGGTTGGTTGACTCTTAAAGTATACACGGAAAGGGACCGTTGTGCGATCCCTTCCGAAAGTCTTCACAATCCGTCATGCCAGGGTGTCCCAAACGATCCCATCATCTCATCGTCTGTAGGTTCCCAGTTCTGCGATTCCTCCTGCCAGACTGCTTCGATCTCTCCGTATTGTTCTTCCGGTACGGTGCGACCGGTGATCTGCTCATGCCAGTCGCAAGCGTCTTCCCATGAGCACCCGGCGTGCTCTTGGATGTACTCACGGAGCGCGGGCAGATCAAGCGGTTCGATCCGGTTCTGCTCCGCTTCGTAGGCGTCGAGTGAGGTGTTGAAAGCGTCCATGGTGGTTGGTTGGAACTGAAGTAATCATACCATAGATTCAGCAGATGGGCGAAATGTCCGGGTACAAAGATTTTTCGTTTCGCCCGCCTATTCCATGGTAGATTGGAGGTAGACCCTATTTTGGGGGGGGGTCACCCCAGGCGATCCAGGTGCTCCCATAGGGTCTGAGGTTCGCCAAACATCTCCTGGAATAGGTCGCCGCGTTGTGCGTCCTTGTATTGTTGGTTGACTGCGATGATCTCAGTCTCAACCCAGGCGACTTGCAACTGTGCTTCTGCAAGGCGCTTCCGGAGGTCGTAGAGTCGCTGGTTACGTTCTGTCAGTGTCATGGTCGGTGTGGGTTTGAACTACAGAAATCATACCATGGATCGGGACGCCGTAGCGTCCCGAATCTTAAAAGAATCAGCGAAGTCGGATCCAACCTTGCGCGGCGTTCTGACGCCATTCGATCCGGGCGTCTTCCTTTGAGACGCTCAGATGCTCCGTGTCAGTGATCATCAGAATCCGACCGTCGTCAGTCGGCGTATAGGACACTGTATAACCCCAGTGCGGATAATTCGGGTGTTGCTGAATGTAGGTATCCGCAGTGTGGCGACCGTGGTTGTAGGCGAGGAGGGTGTGGGGAGGGTGCATTGGTTGGTTGCGACTGAAATAATCATACCATAGAAGGGACCGGAGTGCGATCCCTTAAGATTCTTTTTATCCCAAGCGCATCGATGAAAAGAAAGGAACAGTGCTAGGACCTTGCGCCGTGTTCATAGTGACAAACCAATCGAAACATTTTTGAAATACTCGATCGTGTGGTTCGCCATGTTCTGCCAGGATGGCATTTAGGCGGGATTTTGTGGTTTTTGATTGATGCCCGCCGTCGAACAATCGGATAAAGTCATCTCCAACCTCAGCGATTTTGTTGCCGTGGAGGTGAACAAAAGAGACGCCAGATTCTTCGTCAAAGTGAACAGAAGTGTTGCCAGATTGCCAGTTCTGATTGTTGGAAATGGCGGCGTTCATCAGGGATTCAATCTTACGCATTGGTCGGTGTGGGTTGATTGACTTTTATAAGATACAGGCGGGAGCGGATCTGTGCCACTCCCTTGTGCCAGTGCTTCAGGCGAACACTACCGGACCACGGATCACATCATCGCCTGCCTTAAAGTACCACCGGGACCACTCCTGATCCGTGCCGACCTTCTCAGGAAATTGAACGTCAGCGGTGCGGGTTGTGGTCTTCCAGCAGGCGACGTGCCAACCGGGTAGGCGCTCGCAAACAAAAGATTCTCCAATCG